CATTTGGATACAATAATATGGTAGTGGATATGAGAAGTTTACTTGAAATGAGAAAATTTAATTATCCTGTTGTATTTGATGTAACACATTCAGTCCAAAAACCTGGAGGACTTGGAACAGCAACATCTGGAGATAGAGAATATGTATATCCTCTTTTAAGAGCAGGACTTGCTATTGGTGTTGATGCAATATTTGCTGAAGTTCATCCTAACCCAACAGAAGCAAAATCTGATGGGCCAAATATGTTATATTTAAAAGATTTAGAAGAAATTTTAAAAACTGCAATAGAAATAGATAAGATAGTTAAAGGTGTATAAAACAAAATTAAAGTAAAAAATAAAAGGGGCTGTTACAAATTAATAGAAAGTAAAAAATAGTTCGTTACTGAGTAAATTTCTTAACGATAAAAAATCAAGAATTCGCTGCAAATCAGGAAACTCGCTACACTCAAACACTCCTGAATTTGCTCGGCTCATTCTATTTGATTTTTTTATCTAAAATTTCCATTCGTAACTCACTTATTTTTTTACTTTAGATTGAAAATTTAATTTTGCAACAGCCCTATTTTTATTTTTTTAAATCACTTAAATATGGGATTTTAGCTCTTATTTCAGAGATTTTTTCTAAATCTATTGTAGCTATTAATAGTTCTTCATTTGTACCACTAGCTTCAATTAAAGTACTTCCATCAGGCTCTACAATCTTTGATTTTCCACAACAGCTATCTCCAACTGCATTACAACCAGCTATAAATAGTAAGTTAAATAATGAATTGGCAGCTAAATCTATATGCCATCTATTTTCAGCATTAAAGCTCCATAAAGAAGGTACAAAAATTATTTCAGCTCCTTTTAGACATTCTATTCTTGCAGGTTCAGGAAACTCTAAATCATAACAAAGTAATATACCTATTTTTCCAAATTTAGTATTCTTTACTACAAATTTATTTCCAGCTTTAAATTTAGTTTTTTCTTTTTTCCAAAGATAAACTTTTCTTGCATTAGCAAGAATTTTACCATCATCATCAATGAAAATACAAGAATTATAGAAATCTCTTGATTTTTTAGTTTTTTTACTTTCTAGATAACCAACTAAGATATGTATTTTAAAAAGTCTTGCTTTTTCTTGTAATTTCTCAATAAAAGTATTTTCAAAATCTTCAGGTAGATTTTGAAGTTCATCAGTAGTAATTGTATAACCTATAGTAGCTAGTTCAGGAAAACATATGATATCTACATTTTCTTTAGCTGCCTCTTCTATTTTTTTAAAAATCTTTTTACAATTTTCCTCTATATTTTTTTGTTCAATTTTTATTTGTGCTAAAGCAATTTTAAACTTTTTCTTTTTCATATACTCCATATCCTCAAAATTAGAAATTTTCTATATTTTAATATTTATTACTAAAAAAGTCAAAATTTTTACCAAATTTTAAGAATCCTATGCTATAATAAAAAATATTAATCGTGGAGAGGGTTAATAGTGAAAACTCACACTGTAAAAAATGTAGATAATTATAGGGAGGAAAGAATGATAAAAAAAATATTTATGTGTCTAATGCTTGTACTTGCTTTTACAGCTTGTCAATCATTAAATTATGTTAAGGAAAAAAATGAAACAATTCAATTAGTAGTAAAAGGTAATGATAATAATATCTATATGTTAGGAAATAATTATGATTATCAATTTTCTGGGAAAGATGCAGATAGATTATTAAGATTAAGTAACTTTCCAAAAGAATTAAACTTTTCAAGAGAACAATTAAAAAATGCTTCAGTAAATATTCATGTTGATGCAAGAGATGGAAGTGTTGGACTTGATTTCGGAAGTAGAATTACAATTAACAAAAAATCTGGGAATAATGCTAACTATGAAAAAGAACAAAAAGTTTTTTATGAAAATTTAAAAAATGAACTTAATAGAAGAAAAGTTAGATATAAAATTGAAGAAAATTCTGGAGAATGGGTAATTGTTCTTTTAGATGTTCCTTATTTTGAAGGAAAAGTTGTAAAATTACAAAATCGTAGTGAATTTTTAGAAAAAGGTAAAGGACAATATATAAATGTACCATCTAAGTTATATTTAACTGATCCACCTAGCCAAGCAGCAGAAGGTGTAGCTGGTGGACTTATGGGAGCAGTAGCAGTACCAGTTATGGTAGTATTAGCTATACCAGCACTTGTTGTATTACCATTTCTTATACCTTTCATGAAAATAGGAAATACGCCATAGTAATATTAAAAGAGTTATTCACAAAAAATCTATTAGAAAAGCCATTGTAGTTCAAAATTACATTGGCTTTTTTGTATTTTAGGTGTATAATAAAAAGGTATTTTTCATTGAACATTTCAAGCAATCTAAATATCTAACTTTTAATTTTATAATACTTTTTCTCTTTTTCTATTTTCTCTAAATTCTTATTTTTATCATAATTATCATATTAGTAGCCAACACGTAGCCAACACTTTTTTAATTTAATAAATTAACAGCTTTTCTAAGCTCCTCAATATCTTTATGTGTATATATTTCTTCTGTAGTCTTAAAATCTGTATGCCCTATAAGTTTTATTATAGATGTACTATTTGCATTAGCATTATTCAGAAGTGTAGCAAATGTATGCCTTGTATCATGTATTGTGTGTTCTCCTATATTAAGTAAGTCAAGCATAGTTTTAAAATGTTGGAAAAAATTACTATAATTATACTGTTTACCTTTTTTATTAAAGAAAAAATATTCTTTAGTGTAGTCTATATTAGCTTTAAATAGATGTATAACCTTTTCAGATATAGGAATTTTTCTAACTCCTGCAGATGTTTTACTTTCAACAATAGATAATACATTTTTTTCTAAGTCAATATTTTTAGTTTTTAAATTTATAAATTCGCCTATTCTAAGTCCTGTATAAATTAAAATTAAAGTAGCATAAGACATTTTTTTGATGTATCTATTATTAGATCCTAAATTGTCAAAGAGTATTTTTATTTCATCAGCTGTAAAAATTTTTCTTTCAACTACTTTTTCATTTTTTCCTAAGTCAATAAATTTTACTCTGTTAGTTTCTAAAAATTCATTTTTTAAAGCAAATTCAAATATTAAATTTAAAGTACTTTTAAGAACTAATTTAGACCCATAAGCACTATTTAAACTATCAAAAAATTTTTGTAATGTATATAATTTTAAATCTTTAATCTTAACATCATTAAATACTTCTAATTTTTTTAATTGATTATTTGTATTAATTAAAGTTATTTTAGTTATACTTTTACAATATCCTTGATACCATAAATCTTTTACATCTTTGAAAGTCTTACCACTATAAAGAGTTGGGTTATTCAAATATCCTAATAACTCAGCTTGTGCTTCTTTTCTAGTTTCATATGTTCCTATAATTTTTCTCTTTTGCTTTCCATCTACAAAGCCAACAGTAACTCTAGCTACCCAGCATTTCTTCCTTTTTCCTGAAAGTTTATATACACTACCTGATCCGTTTTCATTTTTCATTTTATCCTCCTTTAAAAAAAAGAGGGAGTTTATATAATATTACTCCCACTTTCAAGAATTGTAAATCTTTTAATTACTTGGATAATATTCGTGAAAAAGTTTCTTGCTAATTTTTCCACTTGAAAGTACTTTTACATCTAGCTTATTTTTTTTACAATGTATTTGATTAATTTTATCTATCGTTCTATAAGCTGTAGCTCTAGAACATTTTAAAAGTTCCATTACTTCCTTAGCATTATATGTTAAAGTTTCCATCAATTCCACTCCTTACCTATTCTATCTAAATTTTTCTTTAGTTTTTTATAATATCCTTCAAGGATATCTTTAGTTGTATATCCGTATTTATTTGTAACTATCATTAAATCTTTAATAAAGAATTTAAGCCAATCATAGCAAAAAACAGAAGGCTTTAAGTTAAAGATAACTGTTAAAATGTCAACTCTAAAATCAAAGTTTACATCTATATCTATAAAGAACTTATCTAGTTCTTTTCTCTCTAAAATAGTTATTTGGTCAATCATTTCAGCATAATTAATTAATTGAGCAGTAAAGAACCAAACATCGACTAACTCCTCCAATTCTTTTTTTTTATCATATTTGAAAGGTTTCCAAGTCTTATGAGTGTCTTTAGTCTCTTCGTTAAACTCAACAGCTTCAGCTATCAAAGATAATTTAATATGTTTTAATTCTCTTGGTATATTATTTTTTATATACTTGTCTTGAAACTTCTGTAATTCAAGCATATCTAAAAAATTTTCAGGCTTTTTAATCTCCATTTTCACTCCTTTATAAATACCAACCAATGTGTTTTAGCTCTTTTATTTCCAAAAAGAGGCTTAACATCAGTTAGTTTTAATATTTCTGATAATTTTATTTGTTCTTCATTCCATTTAAAAACTAATATTCCGTTAGTTTCAAGGACTCTAAAACATTCTTTAAAACCTTGCTTTATATCATCTTTCCAGTTGATACCTAGTTGGCCATACTTTTTAGATAACCAGCTTTTCTCTCCAACTCTCACTAAATGTGGAGGATCAAATACTACTAACTTAAAACTACTATCTGAAAAAGGGATACTCCTAAAATCTGCAACTATGTCTGGCTTTATTTCTAGCTTTCTTCCATCACATAACACATCTTCAAGCTCTCTGTTATCCATATATACTGTATCATCTCTATCTTTTTGAAACCAAAACATTTTACTTCCACAGCACACATCAAGAATTTTTTTCATTCTTATTCTCCTAACAATTCTGGGTTTTCATAAATATTTCCTATCACTTCTATATCATCTTTCCAATAATCTAATCCTATCCAACTTTTATTTTTTATTTGTTTTCCTTTTAATCCGCAATCTATCCATTCTACAACATACAGAATTTTTTTACTGCCTATATGAAATATATCGCCCTCATAAATTTCTTTATTATTTTTATCTTTTAATCCTGTGTATTGCATTATTAGGGTTTCTTCTAAATAAAATTCAGAATCGTATTCGCTACACATAAAATATTCTTGCCATATATTCCAAGAATAAATTTTTACCATTTTATTATATTTTGTTAACCAAGCTCTAAATTAAATTCCCTATTCATTTTCTTCTTCCCATTCAGCTATATCTCCTAAGTAAAATCCAATTTTATAATTACCACAATTGGTACAATATATAGCTTTTCTAATATTACTAACTTTTTCATTACATTCATTTGCTGTAATAATTCCATTTTCATTAATTTCATAAGGTGATATTTTATTTCTAACTATTCTTTCTTCTTCAAAATCAGTACAACCACATTCTTTACACTTCCACATTTTCATCCTCCAAAGCTTCTATTTTTGTTTTTAGTTCTTGTAAGCATTTATCACATATGCTGATTATAGTACTTGCATTAGAGTTATCTGCTGTAATTTCTAATACATTTACATTGTTAGTTTCATTACAACAATTACATCTAGTTGCATAAAATCTATATCTTATTGTTTTATTTATTTCACTATTTTTTATTATTTTAATCATTTCCAATCTCTCCATTTCTCACTTTTTCCCAGAACTTATTTAGTTCTTCTTTTACTTTTTCTGCTTCTTCTAAAGTTTTAAAGTAGTTTCCTAAATTGTATCTTATATTATCATCAATATCTTCATAATCTATAATTTCTAAAATTTTTCCACTATTCAATATTGCAAAATATTTATCTTTATATTCTGCTCTCCATCTCTTTTCTTTTTCCATCCTATGCTCCTAATCTTTCAATTTTTATTTCTTCTTTTATCCAACTAAAATACTTATTGCTAAGTTTAATTAATCTATCTATAAAGAAATTATCTATTTTTAGAGTTTTAATAACTTTCTTAACTTTAGCAGTTTCAAATTCTTTAATTAAAGATTTCCAAACAAACAGAGTTGCAGTAAACCCAGCAGGCAATTTTTCAACTATATCATCTACAGTTAGAACAGGGACTTCATTTAATCCATCTATATATTTTTGTGCTTCTTTATTCATCAGATTTGTATAAAAAATATTATTTTCAAAATCATCATCATCTATTCTTTCGCTGTCCTCTCTTGGCTCAAAATAATCCTCAAATAAGTTATCAGCAGTCTTTTTAACTTGACTGATTAACATAAGTTTATCAAACTTTATAACTCCATCATTATGCTTTATTTGATTATCCCAAATCTTTTTGTGATTCTCACATACTCTAGATATGTTTAGAATTACTGTTATAAACTGTGTTACTTCTAGCTTTATATCGCTAGGCTTTTTTATAATATTAATTTCTTTAACTTCATTTATCTTAACTTCCCTTTTCTTCTTAGGCTTAGCTTTTATCATATACACCTCCAGCTTTAGATTTTTACGATTGTTTCAATTTTGGAAATAGTCGTTATTCTTCACATAATTTTAAAAGTTTTTCTTTAACTTCATCAAAATTAACTAATTCTGATGAATTAGAATCAGCGTTCCCTCTTACATAGATATATCTATTAATATCATACCCGCAACCGTTACCATCATTATAAATAACATCTATTCTATTTTCCCAAATAACAAATCTTTTAACTTTTTCAACATTTATTAAATCATATAGTCCATCTCCAAATTCAAATTTTATATATTTCATCTCTCCTCCTTAAATGCTTGAAAGTGTCCTTTGTGAATCTTTTTTAACTCTCTTATTTGCCTATCATCTAAATGGATCCCAACAACATGATATTTATTTGTAAAGTCTTTTGTACCGATTGCATGTA